GACGGAGTGATTGCTGAGCTTGAAGCGGAGAGACTTAAGAGCATTGCACGAGAGGAAGCCAGGGCGAAAGCGCTCGCGACTCTCAATAAATATCACAAGGAGGTCACGAATAATGACTGACAATATGGAACGCCTCAAAGAGATCGAGGCACGCAGAGCCGAGCTCACAGCAGAAGCCGGCGCAGAAGATGTAACAGAAACCCGCCTGGCGGAGATCACGGCAGAGGCAGAGAGCCTTAACAAAGAAGAGATGGAGGTACGCGCAAAAATGGCACTTGAAGTTAAGAACAGCACTCCCGTAACAACTCCCGAAGTAGAGAGCAAAGCAGATGAATTCGTTAGAACCGGCAGAATGGTCATGGAGACCAGACAGCTCCTGTCCACCGGCCATATCGCAAAGCCCACACAGGTTGGCGGAATCAACGGCCTTGCCGCTTCTGCTTCCGACATCGTTGATGATGTCCACGCTTTCGTGCTGAACGGCGTTGGAACATGGAGAGCCGCTTATCAGGCTACCGGCGCTGTCGCTGCAGCAGTCACTGAAGGATCTGCAGTCGGTGGCACTGCATCCACTTACAACTATGTCGACATCAACCCTGCAGAATGGGGCATCCTGGATGAGATCTCCAAACAGGTGAAGAAGCAGTCTCCGCTTGACTATCAGGGCGCTATCGAAGATGCAGCTGTAGCAGCTCTGAGAGATTTCGCTTCCACAAAGATCGTTACCGCTATCCAGGCTTCCAGCCTCAAGCAGGCCATCTTCTCCAGAGCACTGGATCAGAATTTCCTGCGCAATACTATCCTGGGCTTCCGTCCCATCAAGGGCAAGGGCGCTTGCAAGCTCTATATCTCTCAGGCTGACCTGGCTACTCTCGGTGCTGTCCGTGGCACAAATGAGAAGCGCGCTCTGTATGAGATCACCTTCGCCGATGAGTCCAACACAACCGGCACCATCAAAGAGGGCGGCATGGCTGTTTCCTTCAGGATCCTCGATGGCCTGACCGCTGGTACTCAGCTGTACGGCCAGCCCGGTACGATCGACATGCCCATGTGGGGCAATTACGCAGTAGAGACCGATGAAGGCGGTGACTACTTCAAGCGCAACATGATCGGCATCAAGGGCACTCAGACAGCAAACGCTGACCTGGTAGTCCTTAACGGCATGCAGGTAATCAAGCAGGCTGCGGAATGATCGAGTAAAGGAGGTCCGGCATGAGCGTAAGCGAAACATATTTGGCTAAGATCAAATTCGCGGTCAGGACTGTGTCCACGGATCAGAACGTGGAGCAGGAGCTGACGGATCTCATCGAGGAGTGTCGGGCTGACATGATCAACAAAGGGGTAAGTGCGGATGTGGCCAGGGACGAGACAAATTACTCCGTCCTTGGTTGCGTCCGGTCCTTTGCTCGTGCGCGGTTCAGCGTTGACGCAAATGATATCTCGGTCAATATGGCTGACTATCGTCTGCAGGTCGATGAGCTCCGGAAGGCGGTGGTCTCAGATGAGAATTCCTGAGCCGGCGGAACTGATCACGGTAGCATGGAACACGGACGATTATGGGGTCAACCGGAAGGCGGAAACGAGCAAACAGGTATATGGGTATGTCGACTCTGTCAGCGCGTCGGAAGTATTCGACGGCGGCAGGGCCGGGCTCAACCCGGAGATCCGGTTTACCATGACCGACCTTGACTATGACGGCCAGACGGTCATCGTTGTGAGGGATATCCGATATTCCATTTACCGTGAATACCGTCCGAACAACGGAACAGTCGAACTGTACTGCGAGCGGAAAGGCGGGACGAATGAAAACGAATGATCTCCGCGATCAGGTGAACGCGATCCTGTCGGAGTACGGCGACAAGGCATCAGAGGCACTGGTTCAGGCAGTCGAAGAGACGACCATGGAAGCAATGAAGAAGGTGAAGGCTGACTCCCCGGTGCATCGCGGACCATATCCCGCCTCAAGGGGACGCACTCCCGGAACATATAAGAAGAGCTGGCGAAAGAAGACTGAAAAAGGACGGCTTTCCGTCAGCTCTATCATTTACAGCAACAAGGAATACCGTCTGACGCATTTGCTGGAAAACGGTCACGCTAAGCGAGGCGGCGGAAGGACAGCACCGATTCCGCACATCAGGCCTACGGAAGAATGGGCGAACGATGAAGTTCTGCGGAAGATAAAGGAGAAGCTGGAATGACATTTAAAGATATTGCAAAGATGATCAGCGGCATCGGGTTCACCAGTGCTTATATGCTGTTCCCGGAGCGCACACAGCTTCCGCCTACTTACATAGTGTTCCATTACCCGCAGACGCGGGCATTTTCGGCAGATGACGGAAGCTATAAGAAAATTCTGACTCTGGTAATAGAGTTATACACGAAGGATAAGGACTTTGCGGCGGAAGCGGCTGTCGAAAGTCAGCTTGATGCATACGGCATGATATACACGCGACAAGAGTCTTATCTGAGTGACGACAAAATGTTCATGCAAGAATATGAGATGGAGGTTTTAATCAATGAGTAACAAGATCAAATACGGCCTCAAGAATGTATATTATGCCGTCGCGACCATCGCGGCGGATGGTTCAGCGACATACGCGGTTCCGGTCGCTCTTCCGGGCGCTGTCAGCCTGTCAATGGATCCTCAGGGCGAACTGACACAGTTTCACGCGGACAACATCGTCTACTATATGAGTTCCTCCAACAACGGCTATGAAGGCGATCTGACGCTCGCTATGGTTCCGGACAGCTTCAAAAAGGACGCGCTCGGATATGTCGAGGACACCAAAAAGGTCCTTGTTGAGGATGCGGACGCAGAACCGGCTCACTTCGCTCTGCTGTTTCAGTTTGAAGGCGACGCAAAAGCGATCCGCCGCGTACTGTACAACTGCGTAGCCGGCAGACCGACCGACAACGGCAACACCAAGGAAGAGAACGTCTCCCCGGAGACAGATCAGCTCTCCCTGACAGCGACGACGATCTACAACGCGTCCCTGGATAAGAACGTTGTCAAAGCAGAGTGCAACGACACGACCGACGCGGACGTATACGCAGGCTGGTTCACGAGCGTATACATCCCGGCAATCAACGCTTAAGAGGTGACTTATGTACCAGATCGTACAGATAGGAGACAAGGAAATTCCGATGCTCGCAATGGCTTCCTGCGATCTTTACTACAGGCAGATTTTCCACGATGATCCGATCAAGCTCCAGGCGGGCAAAGATGTTTCAGAGGGAGACATGATCGAGCTGCTCGAGCACATGGGTTTCGTCATGGCTAAGTTCGCGGAGCTCAGAAGCCGCAAGGAAATGCTGAAGCTTAACGATGACGCTTTCCTTGACTGGATGGATCAGTTCGAACGTGCAGACTACCTTAATGCTCTGGGTGATATCCGTTTGGTATATGAGGGTGAGAAAATCACGACCTCTAAGGAAAAAAAACAGGACGCAGATTAGACCGCGAATGGAACCTGGCGCTGTTTATCCTGCGAGTGATCCAGATCGGTCTCTCATTGGCTGATCTGGATTTTTTAAGCTATGGGCAAGTGATGGATATGTTCGTCGAGGCAGGCAACGATGACTGCCAGTATGACCAGCTCGCATCACAGGCGGATATGGATAGATTTTAAGGGTGGTGAGCAGATGGCATCCAACAGAATAGCGGGCATTACGATCGAGATTGATGGCAATACCACCAAACTCACGGAATCGCTCAAAAAAGTAGACGACAGTCTGAGGAAGACGCAGTCCAGTTTAAAAGATGTCAATAAGCTGCTTAAACTGGATCCGTCCAACACAGACCTGCTGAAACAGAAGCAAGAGTTTTTATCGAAAGCAATTGCGGACACGAAAGCAAAACTGGATCAGGAAAAAGATGCCCTGAGTCAGTTGAAAGACGCAGATACATCCGGAGAGACGAAGGAACAGCAGGAAGCGCTGACCAGAGAGATCGCAGCGACTGAAGAACAACTGAAGTCTCTCACGGAAGAATATAAAAACTTCGGCTCCGTCGCCAGTCAGAAGATACAGGCGGCAGGCGGGAAAATAAAAGAAGCCGGCGACAAGATAGCCGGACTCGGATCAACGCTCACGAAGAAGGTCACGGGTCCAATCATCGGGCTCGGAGTCGCTGCCGGCAAAGCGTGGACTGATGTCGATGAAGGCATGGACACGGTCATCGTTAAGACCGGCGCAACAGGCGAAGCCCTGGAAGAGATGGAAGGCATTGTCGAGGAGATTCCGCAGCTGATGAACGTCAGCTTTGGCGAAGCAGGCGAAGCGGTCGGAGAAGTCAATACACGCTTCGGAGTGACTGGTGCGCAGCTGCAGGACTTGTCCGTTGACTTTCTTAAGTTCGCAAAGCTGAACAATACCGACGTAAGCTCCGCGGTCGACAAGACACAGAAGGTCATGGCGGCATTCGGTCTCGAGACGAAGGACACCGGAGCGCTGTTGGATACCTTCAACGCAGTCGGGCAGAGAACTGGTGTATCGGTCGAGACGCTCGCGGCAAACATGGTAACAAACTCTGCAGCATTCACCGAGATGGGATTTTCCGCATCCGATGCGGCGAACTTCCTCGGAAATTGTGAGATGGCAGGCCTCGACACGTCCACAGTCATGACTGGTCTGAAGAAGGCCCTGCAGAACGCATCAGCACAGGGCAAGCCGATGTCAACGGCCCTCGGCGAAGTGCAGTATGCTATGATGCACGCCGAGACATCTACAGACTCCATGAAGATAGCGTGCGACCTGTTCGGAGCAAAAGCAGGTCCGGCAATCGCGAAAGCATGCGAGAGCGGTCAGATCAGCTTCAATGCACTGGGCACGAACATCCAGGACAACATGGGTAGCGTCCAGCGCACGTTCGAGGCCACACAGGACCCGGTGGATGACCTGGCAACGACATTTAACACGCTGAAGGTGATCGGCGCGGACCTGATGAGCGTATTGGGCGAGATGCTGATCCCGGTGCTGAAGAAGGTTTCCGACAAGGTAAAGGGCGCTAAGAAATGGTGGGATAAACTGACCGACTCCCAGAAGGAAAACATCCTCAAGGTTGTCGGACTGGTTGCGGCTATCGGCCCCCTGCTCGTTATCGTCGGAAAGACAATCAGCAAGGTAGGCGGCGCTGTGGTCGGCTTCGGGA